AAACCTTCACAACCTGCGCAACCGCGTCCATGAGGCTGTCAACGGGAAACGCGATCACGCACGAGACCAAAACGTGACCTGGAGCCGTGTCCGCTCCGCCGCCGCGCACTCGCGCCACCAGTCCCGTTTCTTTCACTTCCGCCACGAAGCCCATGATGGCGGACTCCGGCAGTGACACCAGAACCCGGTCGCCAGCCGCCAACTTGTTGCCGATTCGGTCTTTCATGCGATGCCCTCCATGTCGCCGCAGGGTTTTTGCACATCCCCGCCGCCCCTGATACAGGGTATTTACTCACATACAGGTTAAATACAGGCTTCCATATAGCGGTTAGCGTTTCAGCGTGAATCGGTTAGTGATTCAGCGTGGAAAACCCCGAAAACCGCAAAATGACGCGGTTAGTGATTCAGCGTGGAAAACTTGCGCTTTTCCACACCTTTCTGTGGAAAACCCTAATCCCCGAACGGCAAAAGCAGGTTTGACGGAATTGGTGGTTTTGACCGCCTAAGTTCAATACCATCAGCGGTATAGGTGATATTTGCGTCAGGATAAACGCCCTTTACTTTTTCAAGTGCGCGTAAATAATTGAATCTAAATGTCTTCACTTCTCCATACTCCTGTCCAACCTGCTCTCTCAATTTCGCCCAGGAGATCCTTTGAACCTCATTTCCGCGCATCCTTGGAAGCCGTTGAGCGAGGTTGAAATAAACGTCGAGCTGAAGGGGAGACTTCCGCAAAGCCTGAATCGCCCGGTCATCGAGCGGGACTGAATGGTAAAGAACCCCCTCGAAAAAAGACTCGGAAAGTGTTACCTCGGTATGCCACATCGGCTTGTCAACGAGGCTGTCTTCGTCCCAGACTTTGTACTCGACAATCGCAGGAGTAGGCTTGAACGTCGCAGCTCCGCGACCGCCCCGGCCAGTGAGGTAGTTTAAGCCGATGGTCATAGGCGTGGCCGCAACCCGATTCATCTGTTTTTTGAACGCAGTCAAACCCCCTCTCACGCCACCTGAAGGACTAACCAAAAGATCGTCCCGCAGGAACTTTGTCATGCTTCGATTCATGTCAATCTTTCGCTTACTGGTTCGCTTCGCTTCGTTACAAATGTGGATCATCAGCAGACGTGGAATCGAGCCGTAAGGCAAACCCTGAAGCTCCAGCCGCCGCGTCACGGGGTTCATCAAATACCCAGGGGTGAGACCAAGGACAGCACTTCCATTTCTCCGCTGGAATGGCTGTCCAAAAGGGACTTCGCTATAGGGAAATCCAGTCTGCGCAAAGATGACATGCATGTAGCGAATCTCATCGACCGTAGGTTCGCCTATCGTCGCAACCGTGTTCCAATAACGCTCTCCAACCGTGCCGATTGGTATTAACGCTGGCTCATCGAAAATTGACATTCAATCCCTCACTTCTTCAGTTGCCGGATCGCCGTCAGGAAAGCGGCGGCGTCCTGTTGGTGGATGTCGAACCCATCCGCCCGGCTCCGGCTCCGTGGATGGCTCCCAGAGCGCGAAAGCGGACACGACAGATTCAAGGTCTTTGTAACACCAGTGATCGCTATAGCCCGGCGAATCTACCGGGCCGATAGCGATTTTGAAGGTGTAGAGCATCGGGTAAATCCAGACGGCGCGACCGTCGCCCAGATCGCGGAAGGCGATGGCTCCATAGTTGCCGCCTAGTGGCTGGCCCACGGCCTTCCCCCCTTCGCGTTCCACGCTTGCGCAGCCTCTTCGACAGTCATTTTGATATAAGCCAAAAGTGCGCGATGCTCGATAGGAACCTCACTCAAAGAGCTTAAGAGGAGATGCATATTGTCATCGAAGCGAAGAACAGAAAAACAGGCGATGCAGATGGTGAAATCACCCGGTAAAGGTGGGATACACTCCCCACCCTCACCGACCGAATCGACCGCATCGAGCCTGTGAAAACATTTAGGACAGGCACTCTCCACGATCCGCAGCGGGTTTTGCGACATCCTCATCGGCTTCATGCTCAAGCCTCCTCTTTTCCATCCTGCGGGCCGTCCAGCTCCAGACGATTGTCTACAACGACCGCAGGGCCAACAATCGGATCGTACTCACCGAACAGGTATATCCGAGTCGCCATGATATTCAAAGGCAAACTGGGTCTCGTGACTTTTCCGTGTTCGTTTATGACCATGTAGCGGCCATCGTTGGTCTCGCAGATTTGAATGTAGCCGCCCACCATCGTCTGCAACTCCTTCAGCGACCAGTTGACACCGTTGGCAGGGGTGACAGATTCCATGATTCCGTTGGTGTGGTAAATGACCGTCGCCACTATTCGACCTCCGGCTGCGGTTGCGGCAGAAGTTCGATGACCAGCTCCGCGATGCGAACCGCAGTGTCAGCATCGCGGCCACGGAGATAGCCAAGCAGGTAGAACAGTTCGTTGCGTGGGTCTGTGATGGGTTGAGGCAGAGCGAATCCAGTGGTGGGTTGATTGTTACTCTTCGGTGTAGGCTTTGCCATTAGTATTTTTTCCCTTTCGTGCTTCGTTGAGTAGAGTTTGAACGCCCCAGCCGTTGAACGACAGACCGACTTTCTTGGCGAACCTTCGTAGCTCCCGGTTTTCTTCCGCCTGGAGCCGGAGACTGGTGGTTATATACCCCGTTCTTTTCAGGGTTACTTTACGACCGCCGCGACGTGTAATTCGTGTTGCTTGTTTTGGCATGTGAATATAATATGACTACAAATATGAATAACGCAATCGAAATCGAGAACGAGGTGGCTTTCACGGTTCCCTACCTCACGCCGCCGAGTGGGAATCACTACAAGAAGCCCACCATATACACCGGCAAAGACGGCTACGCGCATCGCGGGTTCAAGGTGACGCCGGAGGCGAAGGCTTTCAAGGATGCCGTCGCCATCTTCGCCCGAGGCCGCACCGTGGCTCCGGCAACGAAGAAGGAACGCGACCAGGTGCGCTACAGGATAGGCGTTCATGTCGTCCTGGGACCAAAGGCGCGGCTGGACTGCGACAACTCCGCAAAAGTAGCCGTCGATGCGCTGCAAGCGGCGGGAGTGATCCATAGCGATGCGAAGGTTATTGAATGTTCGTTGACGATTGACCGCAATTGCCGACAGAATCCGCGCACCGAGTTTTTTGTAACCCGACTGGAGGCCGAGTGAACCAACAGGAATTCAGGAAGCGGCTAAATAAGCTTCTCGCGGAGGAGCGCAACAATCCGTTGAGCGTGTGGTATCTGTCCTACGCGGACGACTATGGATTTCGAGGTGGAGTCTACCTTCAGGCTCACGGACCTGCCGAGGCTACCTATCTTAGCAATCGGCGCGGCTACAGCCCAGGTGGAGCAGTTATGGTCGTGGGGCCACTTCCAGCCGACAAGATACCCGACCGGAAATTCTGGAATCGCCTACTGACGAAGCAGGATATTGAAGCGGCGAATCCCGGTGATGAGTGCAAGACGATAGAGGAGTTTAAAGCAGAGGAGAACGATGGCACGAAGAGATGATTTCAATGAGCTGCAAATGCATTGCGTGGTTTGCAGGAACCCGCTACCCGACGACCGCAGAAAGAATGCTGTGACGTGCAGCCCCGAGTGTACGACCAGGCGAAAGGACTACTGGCGGAGCAAGCAGGATGCGAAGATGTGCCGCTACTGCTACAAGCCCAGCACACCCGAGCAACGTTTGCTCTACCGTCAGTGGATGCGCCGACCGCAGAACGCCGAGGAGGAAGAACAGTTCCGCCAGTGGCGCGACTCGCAAGCCAGAGCCGAGGCCACGGCGACCAAGCGCAGCCGACCGAAGCCGGAGAAGACAGAGGCGGGAGAAGAGGTGCTGGATGCATGAGCTTTTGTGGACGATTCTGTGGGGAGCGATAGGCGGTCTCATGGCGTCATCGCTAATCTGGTGGCTGAGAGCGAGGCGTAAATGATTGCAGCGATGTTGAACGTAGATGAGTTGCAGCAGAGCATTCTGGTTGTCGTCATCGAGAGCGGCAATCTTCGCCGTATGGAGTTGGGCGATCCGGCAACACTGGAGTCCACCAACAACGGAGGCGTACTCACGCCGCCCAGGTATCCGCAGAATTTCAATGTTCTGATTGCGTATGACCCCGACGAGAAGAAGCTTTACGAGATGGCGGCTAAATTACCCGCGATAGAGTTTCTCCGCTACCTTGAGCGCGGTCGAAAATTCTACAAAGAAATCGACGGCGTGGAGAACACAATAAAAATTCCCCGCAACACAGAGGGCCGCGAATGAGACCCAGAGGCGAATGGGTGAGCTTCGAAACGCTGCGCGAGATTGCGGAAGAGGCGATGCTGGAGCAGAACTACGCCATCGAGAGCGGGACCGCACTAACCCCGGAAAAATTAGCAAAATTCTTTCGATCCTTTGACCCCGAGGTAGTCCACAATCTGTTGCAACTGACAAAATCCTTTGCCGACCTTCTGTGCGACTATCGCGGGAGCCACATCGGATGCGACATCGTGAACGGCCACGACAACCGCTGCGCCCTGTGCCGCAAGCTGGAGGCCGGAAGTTTCGGAGGAGGTGCGCTGGTGAATGTGCGAAGGGATGAGAGGAAGGATGGCGACTGAGCGCGAGGCGATACGGAAGATATTGCGGGAGCGTCCCGAGCTTCACGCCGCGCTGAAGAAAGCCGTCGAAGAGGGGCGGCTGAAGAGTACGGACGAGATGCCGGACGATGAGGAAATAGTCATCATCTGCGGCCCCGACCATGGCGGAGTCGAAGGCTCCAAACAGGTCCAGTGCGGCTGCGGAGAGCCGGTTTGGATGTCTCCGTCCACCCAGGAGGCTTTGATTGAAAGGGGACGCTACCCAACGCGAATAGTATGCATGTCCTGCTTCAGAGAGGAAATGAAAATTGCTAAAGAGAGACCGCACTAGCGACGAAAAGCGTTTCGACGCTATGATGAAAAGCGGTTTGCGACGGTTGGGCAGCGACGAAGCTAACCCCGACCGCACTCATAACCCCTTCCCCCATGTCGTCTTTTGGGACGTTCTGGGGCGCAAGGGCCAGCGATGCCAAGTCATCAAACCGACACGCCTAGCAAGCAAAGTGCAGGTTAAATTCGAGGATGGTTTCGAGGCCGTCATCGACCGTCGAGCCATCCGCCGACTGTGACAGGAGGCATCATGAGCCGATTCAGCCTTTGGATAAAGACCTCGATTCCCGCCGTTGCCCTGGTGGGCATATGGGAGCTGTTGACCGTGCTCTACGGAACCAACGAAGCTTTCCACGATGCAGTTTTCAAAACCTTCAACAGGCTCTCCATCCCCACTCAGGAAATTCTTGTAGGTCTCGTCATTCCCATCGCCGTCGCCATCACCAGTTGGAAAAACCGGCCAATCGGATGATCTAATGCCCTTCACTCTCAAACTGGAGGGCATTATGTTTTTAGACGAGCAGACCACAGGAGGAACCTTGAAAAGGGCGACCATCCAAATCGAGCGCGACTACCTCATCATCGACGGAATGAAAATCAACTTCGATATCATTCCGCAGTTCATGTACGAGTTTGCCCACCCCGACCCGCGCAAATGGTATCGGCTGGAGCGCAAGGACGAAGCCTGTCTCGTTCACATGGAAATCAGAGAAGTGGAGGAGGCTGTACCGCGCAGATGCTCTCGCTGCGGATACGAGACCACCCAGCCTTTCAACTTCTGTCCGCGCGACGGCATAGCCATGCAGCCAGCGCCGGAGCTGCAAGCAATTCGAGCGATGACGCCGGAGGAGAGACGCGCGTGGGATTCCAAGAGGGAAAAGCCGCAATGAGCGAGGAGACAATCAAGGTCTACAGAGTGATGCGGCCAGATTGCGGACGAACGTATTGCATCTATCGCACATGGGGAGAAGTCGAGAGCGAATTTGATGGAGCCGACGACGAAGACGTGATCCATGTCCAGCTACTCAGGATGACAGAGGCCGAGTTTGACGCATTACCGGAATTTCAGGGATGGTGAGCGATGAGCGGAAGAGGATTCATTCAGGAAGAACCGGACAGGGCGTGCGAACTCTGCGGCAAAGTGACGGAGTGCCGACCGTATGGACCGAACGGCGAACAGGTGTGTTTCAACTGTGGCCTGAAAGACCCCGCCGCAATGCAACGCGGATTCAATCGCTACATCGGCGGTGAAGGGAACGCATGATGCTGCCCAACGACGAATTAAGTAGAACGCATTTCAAAACGGTACGAGCCGAAATAGAGGGACGATTCTTTTCCAAAGAAGAAGCCGACCAGCTAAAAGACGCTCTCGACCACCACACCATCACATGGGAAACGTGATGCCAGTCATAGCTCAAAAAAAACGCCGCCGCAGTGAACGCGGAAACTGGCTGGTGGTGACGTACATTGACGGAAGAATTTTTTGGTGCAAATGGGTGGGAACGTGGGCCGGAGTGCAGATGTCAAAGCGCAACGCAGAACAGACGGTCGCAAATTTCTCCATCCTGAAACGCAAAGGTCGCGTCATCGTTATGGACATCGAACGCATGGCAGACTTCGCAGTGACCGAAGGCGCGAACGAAATCCATGATCTTTATCGTCTCTTTGAGAAAGAGTGAGCCATGCATTTCAACTGGCGCAAGTTACGCGATCCGTCGCAGGAGAAGGGCGACAACAAAGCATGGAGAGCGGAGCTTACCCTGTTGGTGCAGTCAGACGACGAGCTGAAGGAGGACGGACGCCGCCTGTGCGAGACCAACCTACTCGCGCTCTGCTACGTCCTTGGCTACTGCCTCATCACCGAAGACGTCCATCACGACGCCATCAACTTCTTTCCCAAGATCGACCGCAATAAAACCGTCGAGGAGCTATCCATCGACATCGAACGGCGCGGCTCCCTTCTGCTTCCCCGCAACACCTACAAATCGACGCTCGACCTGGCCAACTGCATCCAGCTCATTCTGATTTACTACATGACCATTGCGATCCTGATTATCAGCGGATCGAAAGAGCTGGCGTTTGCGTTTGTCGATCAAATATCAAGCTTCTTCTATCGCGCACCGCGCCGACCGCCAACGTTGTTTCAGGCGCTCTACCCCGAGCTGTGCGTGGAGAAGGAACCGGACTCAGGAGAATTTACAGCCGCATTGCGTCAGTACGAGCCGAAGATTATCGAGCCGCTGATATGGGGCAACTCCATCGGCTCCGCAACGACAGGCTGGCATCCCGACGTTGCGATCTATGACGACGTTCACAACAACCGCAACTCGCGCAGCTTCGCCGCGCGGACCCGCATCACCAAGGACTACAAACTGACGCGCAAGATTCTGAAGCCTACCGGAATCGAGCTGAAGATTGGAACGCCATACGGAGCCGGAGACATCTTCGCAGACGAGGTGCTGACATCGAAGCCGGGAACCTACCGCCGCATCTACAAGCCAGCCATGAGACTCAGGAGCGGCGAAAGGCTGGACCCGAACGGCTTTCCCGACGAGGACGATGTAGAGCTGTTGTTTCCGTCGATCCTCAGCTACGAATTTCTCAAGGAAGAGTACGAGGCCGAATACTCCAGCTTCATGAGCCAGTACATGCTCGACAGCTACGGCGCGGCGGAGATTGTGTTCAGCGAACCGCAGATGCTGGCCGCGATGATCGATGAAAACAAGATGCCGATGGAGGGCCAGACCTTCATCCACTGGCGTCTGCCGTGCCGGAGCCTGAAGTGGCAGACAGCCTCTGCCGCCGTTGGTATCCTGCACCGCAACCGGATGCACTTCACCGACGCCTTGCAGGGCCATTACAAGCCGTCTGTGCTGGCGAAGCTGATTCACGACACCGCGCGGAAGTACGGTATGCACGACATCAGCATCGAAGAGTCGCCGGGAGCGCGGCTGATGCAATCGCCCATCGCCAACTACGCGCTCACAACCGGCTGGGATATTCGCGTGAAGTGGACGCCGTTTATCGAGGATGCCGGAGACCGCGACACCCGAATCCGCAACATCGAGGCCGACATCGCAGCATCACGGATTGTCTTTTCCAACGGCATCGCGAAACTGAAGGCTTTGATTCAGGGCTTTGTGCAGTACAGCATGATCGAAGAAACCGGGTTGCCCGATGTCGTCGCCCAGGTCGCGGGGAATCTGCCGCAGTCCATCGCCGCCGAGGATCGCGACGACGACAGAGCATGGGAGATGATGCGCGAACGCGACCGCTACAACATGCTCTATGGCAAAGGAGCCTATGCGCCCGTCGAGCCGGAGCCGGAGGAAGAGGCTTATGTGGAACCGCGCCTGGAGGACCAGGAGCTTACCGCGCAGGGTCTCGAAATGACTATACCGGGACTGGAGTGAGCAATGTACATCATCGTTGACGATAACAACGCCGTTCTGAGAATCGTACAGGTCCCACTCTTCGGAAACAAAGTGGAGATACTTGCCTGTTTCTACAAAGAGACGGACGCGCTCAGAATTTTGTACGAGCTGGAGAACGGATTAGGAGTCAAAGGCCATCGCATCGAGAACACTGGCGACGAGTTTTATATCGAGCCAGATGCACCCATTTCGCATGTAAAATAAAACCAGCGCAGCCGCTTTTCCAGGTTGCCGGGGTAGTTGCACCCCGCCGCTCACGATGTCGCCCCTTGGCGACTATCAAGAGAAAGGCCCGGTGCGCATCACCGGGCCAGACTCGGAAAAGGTGGAACATTCAATGAAGATTCGTATCCGAATCGAATTTGATTCTACCACGTTGGCGGCGCTGATTGCAGCGTTGGCGATGTGGTTCAAACGCTAACGCCGCAGCAGAAGGCCCCCGCAAGGGGGCTTTTCTGTTGGCGAAAAGGAGGCGAAAGATTTTCAAACTTTTGTAACCAGCGTACTATTCGCCGTATTGCAGTGAACCTATAACGCATCGTCTTCGGATGCCCTGATTTACCGGAAGTGGCCGGACTTTCCCGACCCGAACCCGAGTCTCCCCAATCGGTGTGAGGAATCGTCATGGCTGCTACCGCTGTTTTAGTTGCCGATAGCGTTTGGAGCGCACCCGTCCGCATGGGGGACGTGAAGACTTCGAACGACCCAGCCATAGACCCGAAATACACCGATGAAGCGGTTTTATCTATCGTTGTTCAGGACTTCGAACGCGCGTCAACGTGGCTGAATGATCGCCGCTGGCCGCTGATGTGGACTGAGACCGACATCCTCTACCAATCGCCGCGCAGCCTAAGCGTCTTTGAAGGCTCCAGCGTCACCCGAGCGAACGTCTCAAGGTTCACAGTCGCAAAGCAAACCAACTCCATCGCTCCCGCAATCTCGGGAGCGATTTTTTCTGATGCCACACCGTTCGAGATTCGGCCCCGGCCCAACACCAAGCAGGACACGGCCCGAGCATGGAAGGAGACCATTGCGGAGCTGCTGGAGCAGATTAATTTCAAGCAGGAGGCCAGCTATGGGATTCAGGGCGAAGTCAATCAGGGGACCGTGATCTTCATGGGTGGCTGGGAGACAAAGACCCGCGTCGAGAGCCACTACCAGCGCAAACAGGCTCCGCCCCAGGTGAACCTTCCACTAGGGCAGCCGATGACGGTTTTCACAAAGGAATCGGATGAGTTTGAGGCGGTCGATGTAGAGGTGACGAAGAACCTTCCCATCTTCGAAAAGTGCGAACTCGGAACCGTCTTCCCCGATCCGACGTGGAACAAACCCAACCAGCTCTGGAAAGCCAGCTTCATCGTCCGTCGCATGTATCTCAACTATGACGACCTCACCAAGCTCCGCGACAATCCCGACTACGACATCCCATCCGATGACGTCCTGCGGTCAATGTTCAGCCCCGATCATCCCGAGCAGACCGAGGGCATCACCGGAGTAGAAGAAGCGTTGACGGCCAACACCAGCGTCCACCATGCCGAGCGCGAGGACTTCGACTTTTCTGAAGACCCCCTGTTGAGGCCGATGGAAGTCCTGGAGTGGTGGAGCGACACCGATGTGCGCACGGTGCTGCAAAAGAAATGCGTCATCCGCAACGCGAAACACAAGATGCCGCACAAGCCCTTTTTCAGCGCGAACTATTGGGACATCGACAACGCCGGATATGGGATGGGCATAGGCCGGATCGCCGGAGCCGACCAGCGCGTAGAGCAGGGCATGATTAACGCAATTCTCGACATCCTGGCGTTCGCCGTAAATCCCGAGTACAGCATTGCGCGGGGAGCCAATGTTCCGACTCAGGACCAGCGGCGAAGACTGGGGGGCATCCGCCTTGTCGAGACCGGGCCAGGGGGAGACGCCAGCCGCGCCATCGCGCTAGTCCCCCAGCCGCAGGTTCCCGCCGATGCGTGGAGAGCGATCCAGGCATCCATAGCGACCTCAGAGGGCGCGACCGGAGCCGACCAGGCCAGCGTACAGGGTTCCCTTCCCGGTCGCGGCTCCAGCATCGGACGCTCCGGCACAGGAGCCGGGATGATTGGTGCGGCGTCAGCCGGACGGCTTCAAAGCCCCGTCGAGCGATTCATCGACGGGGTTTTTCTTCCCTATCTATCGTTCCTCTGGCAGATGGTGAAGGAACGGATGCCCATATCGGACATTCGCGCGATCCTTGGCGACCGCGCACCTGATTTAGTGGTGGACTTTCAGGACTTCATGGATGCGGACGTGAGGTTTGACACGCTGGCCGGAACGCGACTCGCCGCGCGGAACCGCATGGCACAGGCGCTTCCCTTCCTTCTGGAAGTGCTGGGCAATCAGGCACTCGTCCAACAGCTAGGCCAGACAGGATGGAAGGTGAACGCGCTGGAGCTGGTAAAGATGGTGCTCGACATGAGCGAGTGGAAGAACCAGAACGACCTCATCGTGCAGATGACACCGCAGGAACAGCAGATGATGGCCGCGCAGAATCCCGCCGTGATCGCAGCGCAATCGAAGGCCGCAGAGCAGCAGCAAAACCAGAATTTCCAGATGCAACTGGAAGACAAGAAAATTGCCGGACGCATCGCCGCAAAAAGCATCGACACCACCCACAAAACCTTAGTCGAATCGCCGCTTGACCGAGCGGCCAGCTTTGCCGAGAGAACCGCTGACACGCACGCGATTAACACCAGTCAATTCTTCGGACCATCTGGAGGTGGACAGTGAAGGAAGTCATGCAAAGCGTGGAACAAATTTTCGATGCGTACAGAAATGGAACCTACGATCCATTCGACGCGGCAGTGCTAATCACGCGAGACATGGCTACAGGAATTTTAACTTTCTCGTTTCATGGCTGTGACAACAAGGAAGGTGAGCACCTGCTAGAAGAGGCTTTTGTGGTAAGGGGGATACGCCAGTGAATCGCCGCAGCTTTCTTTCGATGATGGGCTTCGTTGCCCCGGCTGTGATCGTGAAGCCGACCTATTTCCTCTCGCCGTTTGGTGGATGGATTCGACCGGAGATACCGACCGTGATCGGAGCCTATGCGGACTATACCAAAGTCGTAAGTTTTGACCTTCCACCAGCGATTGACATTGACCCAAATCTTTTTGAATACCAAAAAGCGATTTTATCGTTGACTAATTTTTTGTCCGGCGCACAGTTTTTGTCCGGCGCACATAGAGACGCCATACCGCCCGAATTTCAATTTTGCAAAACGGTGACAACTACACCAAATGGAGGATGTAACCATGACTGATACGAAATACGATCCAAACAAAAATAAAGAAGCTGACGACAAGGAAGACGAAAAGAAAAAGCAGCCGGAGCACGAGGACGAAGAGGAAGAGGAGACACAGACGAAATGATTCCCAACTGGACACTCCTCGATGAAAAAGGCTACTGCGCACGGCGCGACGAAATTGACGCCGCGATCATCGAGGCGTGTTCCGGCGACGGCAAGACCTATGCGGAGCTGGCCGAGATACTGAGACAGATGGGCATTGGCAACGCACGATACTGCGATCCGCACGAACTGAGTTACAGCATGACCGGAGCCGTCACACGAGCGGCGGTCAATTCTTTATGTTCGCGCGGAATCCTTTACGACTCATGGGATTTAGGCCGCGAGTATCCCCGGCCATTCCGCTTTTACAAGGTGGCAGCATGACCGCGATTCGCAACGAGCGACGATTCGGCGTCACCGCGCAACTGGAGCCAAACCAGCGCAGGAACCTCAACGCGCTGCGCAACAGCGAAGTGTGGGACGACCTGCTTGACGTGATGGAGCAGACCTGCATTGAAGTAGAGACCGATCTTATCAACACGTCAGCCGCAGACGAGAACGCAGTGCTGGCGAATCACAAGATGGCGAAAGCCGCCTGGAAAATGTTCACCCACTTTCAGGAAAAAATCTTTTCTGAATCCTCCCTCTATCTGGAAAGTGTTGCCAAAAAACCCCCTGTACCGGAGCTGACGCCGGAGGAACAGTTCATCGAGAACACGCTCGATCCGCTGCAACCCCTCCCACCAGACGACTACATGGGAATTGGATAAAGGAGAAAACCCTTGCGAACACTATGGCTCAACAACAAAGAACCCGATGAGAATGGCGATATCACCGCTGTAATCGAAAACGACAGAGGCGGCAGAGTCTCCACATTCAAAGGAAAAAGCATCGAGGAAGTCGCAGACAAACTCCTCGAAAATACGATGAAGACCACACTGTCTATCAGCAAGCTTCGTCAACCGGACAAAGGCAAACCCCCGCAGCAAAGCGAACCCAGACAGCTAACTCCTACCGACAAACTCAGGCTTGCAGATGAAATGACCAACCCTGAAAAAGTGGTGGACGCTGTAACGGAAATCTTCACCGCCACCGCCGGGACCAGTCCCGACCGAATCGGCAAAAGGATGTCGGAGCAGGAGGCCGGTGACTACTATGCAGCCGAAGCCAAAGCCTTCATCACCGCGCATCCCGAATACATTTCAACCGACCGTAACCGCGATGCTTTGTTCGATGAGCTGAAAGCGAACGGCTGGGATATGACCCGCAACAATCTCGCAATCGTCTTCGAAACCCTCAAGGAACGAGAAGACCTGGAATTGAGGCCACAGGACGACGAGGAAGAACCACCAACGAACGGAGGAGCCAGCGGCGGCACACCTGCACCTGTGTATGCCCAACCCGCTCCAGAGCCGAAACCTCTGCCCCGACCCAGAAGCGTAGCGACGGGGATTCGAAATTCAGACGCCACAGCACTCGCACCCCCGCCGCCGAAGAGACAGAAGTACACACGAGCCGAAATCGAGCTGATGTCCAGGGCGGAGTACCAGCACAAGTTGCAAAACGAGCCGGGCTTTAGGCAACAGGTCGATGCTATGGGTTCGTGATCCTTCCCGCAGGGGGACGGTCACATGCGATCAACTTCAGTAGCCGCACAACGCGGCAGAACGTTCTTTCATAAAGTCGTCGTTCCGTTTATAGAATTTGTCGGAGCCATTGGCGGATCCGCCTACTTCTATACGGGCAACGTGGGCAAGGTTCATGCCCATGGCGTGTTGTGCATCGGCGTCAGTCCGGCGTCGAACCTCACAACGAATCTTCCTCAGTCTGTGGTTACGACCTACGACAAAATTTTCGTCGAAAATCTTAAAGCGGAGACGCCGTGGGTGCGAACAACATCACGGCGTTCCATCGATGAGAACGCAGGTAATCGGCTGGTCCTGTACATGTATCAGAATCTCCCGGCTCCGCCTCTCACCCAGGCCCCGGAAGGAACGATCCAGACAGGTCTCACGGCGACGGTTGTTTCCAACACGTCGATCATGGGCAATTACGCCGACTACATGAACATCTCCACCTATGCCCTACAGACCGCCATTGATCCGGCGCTGGAGGCTCTGGGCGTGCAGATGGCCTATCGCATGGCGCAGGTTATCAACCTCATCCTCCAGAACACGGCGGATGGAGCTGCAATAGTCGATCCGTCAACCCTGATTGAAAAAGATGCCGCCGACCCCATGACTTCCGACGATGTGATTATCGCCGCGCAGTCGCTACAGGGCGTCAATGCCCTTCCCTTCGAGGCCGGACGTTATACCGGAGTGATCCACCCACACATTGTTGGTGACATTCTCCTGGACAAAACCAACAACTCGCTGACCGACGTCCTGAAGAGAACGCCACAGGGCAACGAGCGGCTGATGGACCTGGCCTCAGCCGATGGCCAGACCGTCCCCCTGATCGACTGGGGAGGCGTCAGCTTCTTCCAAAGCACTCTCGTCAAACAAACCCCCGACTACGACGCCACAACCTTTACCGCGCTGCGGACCTACATCGTGGGACGGGACGGCCTGATCGGAGTTTCGTTTGGCGCGAAAGAGAACACGCAAATAGGTAACGGTGACTGGCGCAATTTAGCGATTTGGGTAAGAAGACTGGCGGAGCCCAGCGGCTACGATCCGTCGCGCATGATCGGCGGATTCGCTTCGTACAACACCATGTATACCGCGACTCTTCCACCCGATCCGGTACAGCGCATCCGCATGATCGATGCGGTATCGGCCATCACCTAAAGCTGGAGGCTGTTTTCGAGCAACGGCAGGGAGAGGCTTTGCCACCTCTCCCACTCCACCTCAACCGAAACGGAAGGAGACCGCGATGGCCGAACGAATGGATAAGAAACAAATCACCGACGAGCTGGAGCAGTTGCAGCTTGAAGAGACGAAGGAGCGGGTTGCGCAGATTCGGCGCGTCCGCGCCATGCGCGAGAACCGCATGAGAACGAGGCAGCTTGCACTGGCAAAGAACGCCGCCATCCAGAAAGCAGCCGAGGACAACTGCGCTCACCGCAAGGGCGGTAAAGGCAAAGAGATGTGGTTCAGCGGCAATGACAGCAATTATGCCGTGGTGAAACACATCCTCAGCCATGGCCCCATGATCGTCATTTGCCAACGCTGCAACAAGGTGTGGGAGCCGCCGCCACTGGCGCTGCGCAGCGGATCGACGGAGGACCGGAGGGAATACAAACGCCTCTACGTCGAGTACCAGGCCGCCGTCAATCTGCCCACCGACAACGAAACCAGCGGAGCGCGACTCTTCGAATTTACGAGCGAACGAGCCGCCTGAAACCACATCCACGCACTACCTCACCCGAAGCAACAACAGAAAGTGAGACCACCATGACAAACGCAGAACCCAACACCACCGCAGGAGAAAAGCGTGGAGCAGGTACGGGCGAGAATGCCGTCGCCCAGCGCAGCCGACCCAACAAGGACGATCCAGCCCAGGCGAACGACATTTTGAAGTTCGTCAAAGAGAGACAGGCCGATGCGGCCAAGAACAATCAGAAGTTCGCGGACCAGACCGAGACCGATCTTGAGGAGACCGAACCCGATCTCCCCGAACCCGGCCCGGTCACGGAGTATCCCGAGGGAGATGCGGACGCCGGAGCACTGGACCCCGATAACCCCACACGCCTCATAGCGCACCGCGACCGCCGCGCCTACCTGATCCGTCAGGCAGAGCGCAACGAACGCGCCAACGACCAGCTCAACGCCATCCAGATAGCCCAGAACAGACGGGTAGCAGCACTGCCCGGCCTGTTGCTGGACCCCGACTATCTGCGCGAGACCTCAATGGAGACCGCACAGGCCGCATTGATGTCCCACGATCCGAAGACTGTCCGCAAAAACCGCGAACAGGTGAAGGAGTTGCAGAAGCGGCGGCGACTACAGGCCGAACGTGACGACAGCAACAAAAAAGTCACGACTGCGAAGTAGCGGAGGTGGGACGTGGGGAACAGCACACTGACGCTGCAATCCATCATGGATGGAATCAGCACGATTGGCGACCTCAATACGGTATTCAACAACACCGGAGGATGGGCCGATGAACCAGCTCTGACCATCGCAAACGATGTCATGGGCCAGTTCATCAGCGTTCGTTTTCCGTGGAAGTGGAACCGCATTAAGATTCCCCCGTTCCCTCTCACCAGCAACCAGCAGGATTACGCCAGCAACTTTTGCAATCTGGGATGGCTCGAAAACGGGCGGCGGGTAGACATCAACAACACCACCGTTCCTACACCCGATGCGCCTGTCTATGCCGTGCGCGAGCTGTCCGAGGACAGCGTAGCGTCAGCGTGGCCCTTTCAGGTGTGCTGGAGCTATAACAGGCTGCTTGAACAGCATCTATGGCCAGGGCCGGATGTGGTGTACCTCGATCCTATCGGCGCAGTCACGCCGCCGCCGCAGAATCCCTATACCAACATCCTCGATCCAAGCGGGAACATCCTCATTCTCACGGAATGGGGCATAACCGGAGCCACGGAGCCGGATGCCGGACTGGACGCGGAGCCGGGAGATACCGTGCAGGACGGAACCGTGCTGTGGGAGGTTGTTGATCCAGACGCACAGGGCTTTCGCTTTTATCCACGGCCACCGGAGAGCGGAACGGTGTGGCTGGTGCGTCTCTTCGCACAGCGCAAGGCTCCATTCTTCTACAAACTCGACCAAAAGCTGGACCCCATCCCCGACGACTACTCGCACTGGTTTCGTGATGGGTGCGTGGCCTATGCCCACCGCTACTCTTCCAACCCACAGGTACGAGCGCGATTCGAACAGATGAAACAGGACTGGATCATAGCCGTCGAAGGAGCTGCGCACCAGGGCGACCGCGAAGATGAATCGATGGGCTTCTTTCCCGACAGAGGCGTCATGTCCCCCGGCTATGCCGGAGACACCGGGCCAATTCCCTACCGCTGGGGGTGGAGGCTATGAGCACGACTCGCAACCTCCAGTCGAGCGCGTTGTTTTCGATGCCGTTTCTCGGATATCAGCCCGTCAACGTGTCCAACAACGAACCCGCCGTCACCGCCGCCAATCTCACCAAACAAACCATTCTCGGCGCACCCTTCAAATGGCCCTTCAACCGCGCATCCTTCAGCTTCCCGACCGAGCCGGATGACCAGGATTATTACCTTATCGTTTCCGACTTTGGTTTCCTGGAGCGTGTGACGCTGACCGACAGCAAGGGTGTGGTTAAAGAGATTGAAATTCAGCAGAGCCTGACGGCAGAGAGTGTGCAAAAACGCCCCGGCAGCATCGCCGCGAATATCGCCGACGACCAGGGAGGTGTGACCTTCCGGCTCAACACGATGCCGCCAGACGGAGAGACCTATCAGGTGGACGGCTTCTATCAAAAAGCCCCGGTCCTGATGTCGTCACTCGCGAATGGCTGGGGGCCAATCCCCGATCATCTTGGCTATATCTACGACTGGGGCTTTCTTTCCTTCATGAGCCTACTCACGAAAGACGCTCGATTCCCTATCTTCGGCCAGCGTTTTACGGCGCATCTGCTGGGCGCACAGGAAGGCTTGACCGCGCTGGAGCGAAACATCTTCCTTGGCAACTTCCTTCAGGTGATGACGGCCAGCGAACGCGCACAGATGACGACCCAGCAAGGCGTCTCCGCGAGGCAAAACTAAATGGCGAACGCGATCCAACAGGCCGGAGGAGCATCGGAGCCTACCAGCTTCGCGCCACTCCACACCAACCGGATGTTTACCGGACTGTGGACGAATCGCAACCCGCTCACCGATGCATCCGTTTCGACCAACATGGAGAAGTACGGCCTTGGATTGCAGGACTCCATCATCGACGGACTCAATACTGAGCTTAGTTCGAAGCTCACACTGCGGCGGAGATGCGGAACCAGCGTCTACAACACGCAGCTCTTTCCGCCGATCAATCGTTTTTATCCGTTCAACACCTTCACGCTGACCAGCGAACTCATCCGCGTCATGGTCGATACGGGGATGGGTGGAGGCGTGGTTTATGACGCCACGAGCAACACCGCGACACCGAACACGAAGACGCCTATCTGGACGAAATCAGCCGGAGCCGGACCAACGTTTTTTCTTGGTCTGGGCAACACGCTTTACATGACCAATGGCGTCGATAACGTGCAATGGGTTTATAACCCCGCCACAGGTTCAGGGCCGGTATACAAATGGGGCATCGTCGCGCCGACGACCGCCCCCATCGCAACTCAGGCTCCGCGTCCGAACCCGCCCCCTGCACCGCAACCGCTGACCGTGTACGAAGCCCACAACCCGGCGCGAAGCGGCGTCATCATTCTCGGAGGCGAATGGCTCCAGGCATTCAATGGCACAGGAACGACAGGAGCGGCAGAGCCAACGTGGAATGGAACACTTGGCGGAACAACACAGGACGGCACTGTGCAGTGGACGAATCTGGGCTTTTACACATGGTCGCCCAATCATTCCTATGCCGTGGGTTCAGTCGTCACAGGGATGCAGCTCCCCAGCGACGTAACGTATACCTTCGTCGCCACGACAGGGGGAGTGAGCGGAACCAATACCCCGGCGTGGCCAGCCAACCAGGGATTGCAGGTCACGGACGGCACAGTGGTATGGACGAACGTGGGCCGAACGATGAGCTGGACGAACATCGGAGCGACCACGAATATAACTTCGGTCGCGCAGATTCTCGATCCAAACGGAAATCTCCAGAGCGTTCAACAGGCGGGAAAAACCGCAGATGGAACCACCACGATTACATGGGGAACGGAACTTGGATCGTTCACCACGGACGGTACAGTCATATGGGTGAATGCAGGGCCATGGGCAGTTGCATCAACAGCCACAGCACAGTGGGGATACGCCTATAAAAATTCGATAGGCGACATAAGTGAGATGAGTCCCGCCAGCACTTCAACCACGGTGCTGCTTGGCAATGCGGTAACGCTGCAAGGCATGGGAAGTGCAGACCCGCAGGTTACGACCATCATCATCTATCGCACCGCCCAGGGGGGTTCAACCTTTCTCTATCTCGATGAGATTCCCAACCCCGGCGCTACGACATGGACATACGTTGATACCACACCCGACAGCGGTTTGAACGTGACAATTCAGGCACAGGTTAACGGAGAAGGTACACCGCTCCCAGCCGGAGCGACGTGTATGGCCTACCATCTGCAACGCTTCTTTGTGGCCGTGGGCAACGTCACCTATGTATCGAGCGGACCCGACGCCATCGCCAGCACCAGCAGCGGAAACGCGGGATTCAATACCACCTTTACCAGTCAATCGAAGATCATTCGCTATTGGGTTTCTCCGCTGGGTCTCGTCATCTTCACCGTGCGCGACAGCTACATCATCCTTGGCACAGGGACCGCAGACGACCCGCTCTATCAGACCACCTTTATCGACGGTCTCCCGCTACTGAATTACGACGCCTTTACGACCCATCTGACGACGCCCTACCTGTTGCTGGGGACGAACATGCTCGTCGCCCTTGATCCGTCAGCCGGGATTACGGAAGTAGGCTTCCCCATTGCCGACCGGCTGGAGACCGAATTCAACGCCTCAACCGCGTATGTAACCTACCACTCGCAAAGCAGCAAAGAGAACGCGCTGTACGTCGATGACGGAGTGGGTTCGTGGTATCGGATGAGCGCGACGACAGCCCCGGAAACGGGCCTCAACTGGTCGCCAAAAGCCACTCTCGCAATCCCGTCGAGCGCCGTGCAATCGGTCGAAGTTACCCCCGGCGTGAGCCGCCTTTTGATAGGCCCACCCCCGCAGGGCGGACAGATAAGGATGCGCGACCTTACGACCAATACAGACATCGGAGTACCCTTCACCGCGCACGCCACTTTCGGCTCGATTGTGCTGGCCCATCCCGGCGAATTAGCGGCCATCGCGTTCATCACTTTAGAGGCGGAGAGGGCAGGTTCCCGCGCAGCATTATCCATCCTTTTAGGGGAGATTTATTCGACCGATTCAGCCCCCTTTGAACCCCTTGGAAGGACGCGCCAGGACCCCCCTCTTTTACCCCCCAGCAACACCCTTTACAGCGACCGTTATCACTTCCTCCAGAGCCAGAATCCGGCATGGTGCAGACACTTCCAGATGGATATTGCGTGGCCAGCCGAAGATGCTGCAAACGAGTTGCTGACCTTCACGATTTTCGGCCAGACATGGCAGGAGTACAGGAGCCAATAAATGCCCAGCGTAAAGCAGTCCCAGAACGTGAACACGACAGGCTGGCAACCAGCCCCGCCGAAGGCAGCGGATTCGACCCTCGAAAGCCCCGATCCGAAGGCCGAACCGCCAGCCAACGGAGGCTATCCGAACATGAGTCCTTTCATGCTGGCTTCGATGCCCCTGATGGCCTCAACCAACGACGCTCTCACACAGTTCTATGGCAACTGGAGCATCCCGCAGTTCCGCACCGTTCCCATGCAGCATGGAGGCAATTCATGAGCACTCAGCCCCAATTCCACTTTGACGACTATGTAGTAAGACCCATGAGCGAAGCCGACCGCGCCTATCTCGACAACCTTATAGAGGAAGACGCCTACCACAAGGGCCGGATGACCCCCGATTACTTTCTGAAGCTGATGCCGGGTGAGGACGCATGGGCTTTGGAAGACGAACACGGCAACGTCCTTCTCTATTTCAAGACCCAGGTCGCGGTCAGACTGAGCGTGCAGTTTGCGTCCAGCGAGACCAGGGAGGAAAAGCACCGTAACCGGCTGGCTTTGCTGAAGGGTTTTGCGTGGATTGAAGCGATGCTCCGGCAAAACAGCTTCCGCCAGATCATTTTTGACACAGCCGGACCCGAACTGACCGCTTTTGCCAAACGGCGGCTTGGCTTCAGGGAGAGTCCGATGGAGCTTCTACGAGAGATAGGGCCAATAAACCCCATCGGACGCCACACGACTGATTGGGGACGCTACCCACAGCCATCGCATAAGGAAGGATAACTGCCATGTGCGGCTCAAATCAGCAGCAAGAGGATGTCACGAATGAGCAAAACGCCTTTTACCAGCAGCTCACCCAGCAGTACAGCACCGTTTTCGGGGAAAATCAGGCCATCACCGGAGCCTTGACGAGTGCCTTTACGCCGATCCTTCAGGCAGGGCCGAGCCAGACCGGGTTTGCCCCCACGGAAGAGAACGCACTTCAGACCCAGAACACGGAGAATGTGGCCACCAATTATGCGCAGGCGCAAAAAGCAACCGCAGACATTCTGGCAGCTCGTGGAGGAGGCAACACGCTCCTGCCTTCAAGCGTTGATTCCACCCTTCTCGCGCAGAATGCGAACCAGGCCGCAGCTCAAAGGGCGACGGGCCAAAACACGATTACCCAGGCCAACTACGCGCAGGGGTATCAAAACTGGCAACAGGCGGCGGGGATTCTAGGCAGCACGGCCAACACCCTCAACCCGACCACGTTCGGAAGCACCGTCAACACAGCCGGGAGCGGAGCGTCCACGTCCGCAACCAATCTTGCTCTCGCCAGCAACAGCCCCTGGAACGCGGCCTTTGGTGCAGCCGGAGCACTTCTGGGAGGCGCGACCGGAAGCAATCTGTTGAACAAGATATGGACATAAGGGAGCAGCCATGGCCACCGCAGCCGATATTCTAGGCGTTCAAAACACCCCCGTTGATCTTGCTCAGAACCCCGAGGCGACGGCGACAATTCCCGTGCAGGACTCCGGCCAGACGGTCAATGTGAACTCTCCCCCGCCGTCCGGCGTGCAGCCGGGAGCCGACCCCGCAACCGCCATGGTCCAGCAGCAGCCGATGGACGCCTACCAGGACCCCGAGATTCGCATGGCCGCAGCTCATCACAACTGGCTTGCGAACATCATGGATAAAGCGACCGACATTCTCGCCGGAGATACCAGCGTCCATGTCACCCGCGATGCGCAGACCGGAAACGTGACCGTCACCCACGATCCGGCGACGAGCGGAGAGAAGTGGGGACGCATCGCGTCCGCCGTGCTGGGGGGAGCCGCCAAAGGCTACGCCGCAGGACAGGGACCGGGCGGCTCCGCCAGAGCGTTAGCGACAGGCTTCCAGACAGGGCAGAACATTCCCCAGCAGCAGCTTGCCCAGGCGAACGCAGAAGCCGCGAACATGAGTGCGCAGCAGCTCGCCGATGCCAACAACGCTCTCGTCCACCAGAAAATTGTCGGAGCCGGACTGGCCAACCGCGAAGCAGGACTGACGCTGGGAACACAGGAAGCGAGTCTGTTGCAAAGCGCGGCTGACTCCATTCAAAACAGTCCGAACACAACCGACCTTGGATCGTTTACCGACATGCCCAGCATCATGAAGGCAGTCCAGGACAATCCCGCCATACTTCAGGGCCACACCAATCAAGCCCTCAAGATCATTCCCACGGCGGATGCGAAAGGAACCGTACAGCTCCACGCCTTTCTGGTGGACCAGGGAGACGACAACCGCAAAAACGACAAGGTGGAACAGGCTTTCAAGATCGAAGTGGACCCGAAAACGGGCGCACCCGCCCTGGGGTCCGACGACATCGCCCCGCAGTCACAGAAAAAAGGCGCGATCCGGTTAGCCCAGCAAGCCACCATTGCGCAGTATTTCGACATGAAAAATGCGTGGGACAAAAACCACAAGCCAGAGACGGAGAAGACGCCGACCACCGCACAAGCCGCGCTCATCGCAGCCGGACAGGAGACCGATCCGGTTAAGAAACAGGCTCTCCTCGACTCCGCCGCCGCGATCCAGAAGAACGAACTGGCGTTGAAAGCAGCCGGACGCGCACCAGCAGCGGGAGGAGCAGTTTCAACAGGCGGAGCGACAGGACCGGACGCGCTGGCAGCATTGCCGACCGGAGACGCCGCGACCGTAAAAGCCATCGGCGAAGGACGCCAGGCACCGCCCAGCCGCTTCACCAAGGAAGGCCAGCGCATCATGGGTATGGTCAATCAGGTCTACCCCGATTACGACTCCACGCAGTACCCCACCTACCAGAAGATGCGGCAGTTTATGACATCAGGAGCCGGAGGCGTGGGACTCAACTTCATCGGCACGGCACGGAATCACCTTGACGAGCTGGAGAGGACGATTCCCGATAACGTTACGGTCCCGCTCATAGGCTCCGCGATCAATTGGGCGAAGAACACGGCCACCCGCGCCACCAATCCAGACCTTCGCGCCTTTGAATCGGCGCGTAGCGCCGTGAGCGATGAAGTAGCCAAGGCATACAAGGGAGGCGCAATCAGCCTGGGCGAACACGATCAAATGCAGGGACTCATCAATGAAAGCGATTCACCCGGCGCATTGCGCGGAAGCATCGGAGAGTTTCGCAGACTGCTGAACGGCAAGCTCGCCAGCTATCAGACACAATGGGCTTCCGCAATGCCGCGAGGTGCAGTCTCACCCAACTCCGCTTTGGAAAGTCTGCTGGGAGCGACACCCACACCAGCGCCGGGAGGCGGAGCCGCGCCAGCAGCCGCGCCAGCAGCTCCGGCAGCACCATCCGCAAATGATCTTGTAACCGTTCAGATTCCGGGCCAGCAACCGGGACACATACCGCGTTCTGCACTAGCAAAATTTCAGCACGAGAATCCTAACGCGAAGGTATTTTGATGGCCGACCCAGCAACAGACCCGTATGCAGCCTATGGCGGACAGGTAGCAGCCCAGACGCCGCCAACAGCAGCCGCAGACCCATATGCGGCCTATGGCGGAACAGTCGCGCCGGTCGCGTCAGCGCAACAGCCATCCCCGACACCACCGCCGACGCCGACCGTGGCGCAGTCAACTTTATCGGCAGGCCCACCGGGAAGCGTAGCCGAAGGCGCATGGAAAAAAGTGAAAACGCTTGCGGCGGGATTGATGGACCTGGCAAATTCGCCCATCGTTCCAGGTCTCACGACAGACCCGGCGAGAAACACGGCACTCGTACCCGAAGTGCAGGCCCTGGCGTCCCACTTGCGAGACAGCTCAACGCCGACAACTCCGCAGGAACAGGCCGGAGGATTCGGGGTAGACATGCTCGCGCTTGCATCCCCTGAACTATGGGGAGAAGAGGGAGCCACCGCAGGCATGTCCGTTGGTGATCGAATCGCAGCCATCGGCAGAAATATCAAGACGCTGGAAAAAAATCCCGGCCTACTCAACATGCTTAAACGCATCGGCGTGGATACGGCGACGGGAGCCACAGAAGCAGCCGTGCCAAACGCGACCCTATCAGCCGTCGAAAGCGGAGGCGATCCGAAAGCAACCGCGACCGGAGCCGTGGCAGGAGGCGTGACGGGCGCAGTGTTAGGAGGAGGAGCCGGATTAGTCCGCGAAGCTGGACAGGCGGCAAGCGAGGCAGTCTCCAAAATCCTGAGTCAGAAAGCCGCCAGCGAAGCTGCGCCGGAGACCTTTGCAAGCGGAGCCACCAGCACCCTGCAACGCGCACTGGACCGTATGGGTGGGAACCGAGTAGCCACGCCAGTCGCGGACTATGGACAGGCAGCTAAACAGCTAGAGCAAAATGCCAGCTCCATCTATGACGAAGCCGACCGCGTGACCGATGGCAGATGGAGAGCCGCAAACAAAGCCGTACAGGATGCCAAGGACAGCGGAGACAAAGACGCGATAGCGGAGGCGCAAACGAATCTCGACTCGCTATCGACCGGCTTTGATGATGCCAACTACGGGCAAGCCGTGAAGGAAGCGACCGACCGGGCGCAGGACGCCTTCCATGACAAATTCACGTTGCAGAAGATTCATAACGGTCTTGTCAAAGCTTTTGACTTCGGCGCACCCGAGGCCGCTGCGATGCGTGGCAGCTCAAACACCTTCACTGGTGCAGACCTCGAAACACAACTGAAGAACCTAACGAGCGATAACAGCATAGGCCATCAACGCATGGTGGACCTTATGGGCCAGGACGGATTGAACTCACTCTATGACCTTGCGCAGACCGCGAAGAATCCAGTCCAGAATCAGCGGCTTGTAGATGTGATGAAAGAGATAGCCACACGCGCTCACGCGACAGGCTCCAAGACTTCATGGGCATCCGGCATGTTGGGAACGTTCCTGCCTTCAGGATGGGCGAAGACAGCGGGAATGGGTTACGCGGCAGGTACAGCCGTGGGAGCCGCGAACGCCACCGCCGAAAACCTGTTGAAGTATGTGGCCACCAAACCCCGACTTGTGAAGATGGCGACCTATGCGGCCAAAGGCAACGTGTCCACGCGCTACGCCGCTACGCTGATGGCCGCAGCGATCAATCACGAGACGGAACGCGACCAGGCGAATGCACCGCAGCCACAGACAGGAGGGCAGTGATGGCGACCAAAAAGAAATGGATTCAGAAAGCCGTCAGGAAGATGAAGCGCAAAGGCACGCTGGGAAGCTTCGGCAAAGCCACGAAAAAGAAGATTGCAGCCGCGAAGAAGAAGGGCGGCAAAGCCGCGAAGAAAGCCATCTTTGCGCAGAACGTAGCAAGAGCAGCACGACGCAGAAAACGCTAAGGAGGGCCGGAGTGATGGCCACGAAAAAGGAGATTCTGGGCAAGCTTCGCTCATATAACACGTACATGCCGCCAGTTTTGAGGGAGAAGTATTTAGAGATGTTGAACGAGTTGGGCAACGAACAAGAGCACGACGCAGAAAACGCTAAGGAGGAAACAGCGATGTCAGGGAAAACGGTAGGAATCACGAGTCCGAAACCGAGGACGCAGAAGGTTCGCACGGTGAAGCCCGAACCCAATGGAAAGAGCATTGGCGCAACTGGAAAAGCACTGCACACGATAGGACTCAAACCCGGCAGGAGAAGGAGCTAACGCGATGCCGGAAGCCGGACAAATATTTTCGAACTTCAAGCGCGTCACCACCAGTTATGACGAGGAGCTGTCACTATCTGCGGAGGAACTTGATTACTACAACTCTCTGCCCAAAGACGGCGACTCGACACCGGAGATGGAGGACCTGGTGGACGAGGCGTATGCGAAAGCCTACAACTCCGACCCCGTTCGCAAGAGCCGATGGAAAGGACAGGAGCGATGGATGGGCGAGGAGAACATCGCCCGTCGCGTCGTCAACATTATGCATCCGCATGATGTGATGCGAAAACTACAGAGAGGCGGAGTGGATGCGCGGATCGAAGCGCCTGTGTACTACGTCACGATGGCCGACGACATCACAGGCAAGCCCGTACAGGTGAAGAAGCCGCGCGACGTGGCACGAATCTGGTTAGGAGACGAAGCCATAAAGGGACGCATCGGGATCTTCGGATGGGTGAAAGATACCAAAACGCAAACCCGCCGCGTGAAGCTGATTACGTCCCTGCAATATCCATGCGGACCCGAGTGGAGCGTGATGAATTTCAACGAGTGGGACGTACCCACCACCGAAAGATTGCGTGGCTGGAGGACAGCTTTGCTGCAAATGATTCTGAAAGATGTCATCACCGAAGAAGAAGTGGATAGAGCCTTTGGCCCGGTTGTGTTGAACCCGGCCAGCGAACTCTATCGCCAGTATCTCCAGAGCCACCGCGCCATCAGGAAGGGACTGACGCAATGAAGACGCGAATCCTTGTTGCACTCCTCTGCCTTGCAACCACAGGATGCTACGACATCATGATGGTGAACGTTGGATCGTCCGCGCACACAGCATCGAGCTTAGGCAAACCGCAGCCCCCGGAGGTGCAGTGTGCGGCACTCGCGCAGCCCGGCGTAAAGGCTCCGGGAGCCAGCATCGACCCGTTGCAGGTTTGTGAGGAAGCAGTAGCCGAACAGAGAGCACTCGACGCAAAGGCAAAACACAAATGACACTCGACTCCATCATCGAAGAAATACTTGGCAAGGAAGGCGGCTATGTTGACCATCCCGACGACCGGGGAGGCCCGACGAACTGGGGCATCACTGAGCGCGTGGCGCGGGAACATGGCTACAAGGGCCACATGCGCGACCTTCCCCGCGACGAAGCCGTCCGCATCCTCAAGGCCGACTACTGGCACAAGCCGAGATTCGCGCAACTGTCCGTCATCTCCATGCCGATAGCCGTGAAGCTGACGGATATGGGTGTGAATATGGGACCGGCGTTTGGAGCGCGAACGCTGCAACGCTGGCTGAATGCATTCAATCGCAGAGACCCGGAGCTGACGATAGACGGCATCATAGGACCGCGCACCCACGAAGCACTCGCCAAATTCATCAAGGCGCGAGGCAGGGAGGGCGAAGAGGTTTTGCTGAAGGGAATCAACTGCGTCCAGGGCGAACGCTATCTCGCCATCACAGAGAGTCGCGTTGCGAATGAGAGTTTCATCTTTGGATGGATGAAGAACCGGGTGCAGCTATGACGTATGAGAACTACATCAAGGCCCGGCTCGTCCACTTCGCCGCAAACGAGGCGTATCACGATGGCGCGGCGAGCACGGTGCTTGCGATTGCACAGGTGCTTAAGAACCGCGTGGATGCAGGATGGCACGGAGGCGATTGGAAGAGAGTCATCGAGACCGCGCCGGACTACGTTGGGACCGTGCAGAAAAATCGGCCGGCAGTCGATCCGCGCGACGTTCTGTTTCGCAAAATTCTGTTGGGCGTCGATGACGTGTACTACGGAATCGCAGATGATGGCGACGTGAACAACGACGAACATAAATCGCTCTACTACGCGGAGCTGCACAACGTAAACCGGCAGTGGTTCAAAGACAACGTGTTGAGCGATCTTGAAAGCCACCCGCGCATAGCGAAGGTGGGTCAGTTTGATTTCTTTGCGTGAGGTAAAAAGCCATGGCCGCACCGACGCCTCTCCTCGTTTATGGAATCCTTCAGGATATAGCCACGCTTCAGGACACTTTTGAGGACGGGACGGTAAAGTTTTCCCTGTGTGGATACGGGAGCCAGATTCCGCGTGTGCAGGGAACATCGCTCCTGGCCAGAGTTACAACGAAACCGATTCCGGTCGATGACAACGGCAGATTCGAAGCCAATCTCTACGGCAACGACATGATAGTTCCAGCCGGAACGTTCTATACGCTGACGGTGATGGATGACAACAACAACGTTGTACAGTGCAACGCCTACCAGATAACCGGGACCGGCTCCGTAGATATGAGCTGGGCCATTCCCTACGACCCCAACCAGCCTCCGCCGCCGTTGCCTCCACTCATCACGAACCTCCTGTTGGTTGTGCCGTGGAGCGCGACACC